TGTTCGATAAATTGCTCCTTCTGGAGCTTTCTGTGGAATAGAGATAACAGCAGTGTCGTGGGGTCTAAAGTATTCATCTTCGACCAATTCTTCGTGGACCAGCGACAAGTAGTTGTAAATTGCTTCATTCTTACCGACACGAATGCGACGAATGTAGTAATCATTATGCCAAGCATGGATGCCTGAAGAAGTGCCTAGTGTTAGTGAGGTTGTGCCTGCTGGCTTTACACAAGTAGTTCTTGCTGCCTCACGAATACCAATTAGATTTGCAACACGACTATTCTCTTCCTTGACTGCTTTTGCTGCTGCTTCCATGTCCAAGTTCAGAACGGCACCAGACCCGATTCCTGTCATCGAGACGCCGATGAGAGCGTCTTTCTCTGTGTTTCTACGCCATACATCGCGTAGGTAGTGAAAGTCCGTGTAACCGGCTTGTAGGGTGCCTAGAAAGGCTGCTGCCTTAACACGGGCTTCGTACTCTTCCTGGCTGTCCAAATCTGAAGCATTTACCTCTGTTAGATTACAGAACTGATAAGGACGAAGGGCAATCTCACAGCAAGGGTTAGTTCCCCAATCCTTATCATTTGATAGATAAATTCCTGGCTCGCCTGAACCTGACTTCTTAATACGATCCCAAAGAGACATAAAATAATTTTTATCAACCTTGTGTCGTAGAATTACTGCGGAGTTGTTTGCGCGCCCTCGCTGTGGGCTTGTCTCCCACCAGTTTCCGGTCTTTGCAGCAATCATTTCATCATCATCAGCAGAGAATAAAGAAATAAGTGCTGCCCTGCGAATACCGCCAGCTAAAACGGCATCGGCGATGTGACAAATAATGTCGTGAACCTCGATTGGTTCTAACTTATCGCCGTCTTCCTTTTCTCGTAGAACACCCTCAACCTTTACTAGGCACTCACGAAGTGGCTGGGGTCCTGGCGCCTTACCACCAGAGGTTACAAGACGAGCGCCCTTTGGGCGAACATCGCTGAAATCAAAACGAAGCTTTGAAGTGCCCTTAAAGTACGAATAGACGAGTGCTTTTACTGCATCGGCCCACCCCTCAATCGAATCAGACACTAAGAAGCGACGAGTGCGATTTAGGTTTGGCTTGCGAATCTCAGGAAGCTTCTCAACATGGTGAGACTGAACAGAAAAGCCAACTCCAGTTCCACCCAAAAGAAGAAACATACACTCTGCAAAGGCGTCAGCGTGGTCAATTGGCATGTAAGCACAGTTATAAACACGGTTTGGGGCGACCTCAATTGGTTTACCAGCAAACTGCATTGATCTCATTGAAGGTAAAACCTTCTTTGGTATGACAAAGTTGTCATAGATTTGTGTAATTTCTTCTTTCAACTCTGGGTATTTCTTAATGTGCATACTCATGTTGCGAGTACAAAGCTCTACCCAATTCTCCCTTCGTTGTAGTTCTGGAAGATACTTTGCGTACTTCATGTGAACTGTGATGTCTGATAAAATTTCTGATGCTATTTCCATTATTTGTTCTCCTTTTTAAATTTCTTGTAAATGTCTGCTAATCTCTGCTTTTGATTCTTCGCGGCATCTTTATTGATTTCTTGAATGGAATTACCATCCGGCTCTAAGACTTCCAACAAAACATTAGAAGTGTCCATTCTCATAGGGTAGACAAGTCCGTCTGGTCCATTTCTATTTTTAGCTACAAACATTCTCGCCGCATTGACATTCTTGTCTTCAATCGTCCGAGATAGTGTAAATATGAAGTCCGCAACAAAACATTTATTGAAAGCTTCAGAAATACTTTCCATTGTGATAACTTCAGCATTCAACCCTCCACGATTTGTCTGTGAAGCGGTCCAAATAGGGCATTGAAACTCTTGTGACAATCCCCTTAAATTTTCGTAAATTGATTCAAGCTCGATTCTTTTTTCTTTGTAGTTACCTGTTGGCTTCAACAAGTCAGCATAATCTACGATAATCATTCCAACATCAATTCCGCGATTCTGTAACTTTGTTAGATGGTTTCGTAGAGTTGTAACTGATGCTGATTTAGTTGGATACTCTTTAACAATTACATTTCCTTTTACTTCTTTGACCTCATCATAGATCTCTTCCTTACGATGGTAAAGATCTTTTAGATGAATGCCGGTCATACACGAGTCATAACGAGAAGCTACAACTGTGTCTGCTAGCTCTAGTGTAAAGTGAACTACTGTCTTACCGTTGATAAGACCCTGAGTTCCCAAGTGAACCAAAGCCATTGATTTACCTGCTCCTGTTGGAGCAATAACAACACCAAGCTCGCCTTGACCCAAGCCACCTTTACTAATCTTATCAATAAGGTCCCAGCCTGTTGTAACTGGATTTCGTTGCTTGAGAACAAATCGTTTCTCAAAATCTAGCTTGTAATCGTAGCCATAGGAGTTGTCTGAGCCAAGCTTTAGAGCCTCATTGATAAGAACTGAGATCTCGTCAAATGAAGCCTTCTGTAACAAGTTGGCTGATTTCATTAGAGCTTCCTTGAGCTTCTGCTTACGGCAGAAGTCCAATGAAGTGTGTTTCACATAATCCTCATCCTCAACGGACGGATTAGCATGAATTCTAGCAAAAAAGTCTCTAACTTGTTTAGTTAGGACTTGGTTGCTTTCGTCCAGTTCTGTTCTTAGAATTGTTGCGATGGCTTGTGAGGATGGGTGAGTTTGGTACTTCTCTCTGTAATCAAACAGTTTCTCAACGAACTGTTGTAGGTATTTTTGTTCCAAAAACTCAACCTTAAAAACCTCACCGACCTGATCGCAAAAGGCTCTATCCTCAAACATAATCTGAACTAGGTTTTCCTGAAAGTGTTTTCCAAATTTTGAAAAATCTTTATTTAGCATTAGCAATCCTTATGCGGTTCATTGATGTGTAGAGGTCATCCCAATTTAGCTCAGCAAAGCCGTCCTTCATCATCATTTTGATAAACTCTGTTCTTGCGAACTCTAATGGGTAGTTCTCTACCGACTCTTTGATAACTCTACTATTCTGTGGCGATAAGTTAATCGTTGATAGGTTCATCACCTGATAGTTCTGCTCAATGAGCGTCTTGTTTTCAGTTATCTTATCCCAGAATCGGTTCTCCACTATAGCAAGGTCGAACACATCTTGCAAGAGGCAATCCTCCTTCTCAAGCAAGATTGGCATTCTTTTCGCCACAGTCTTGAGACCTACACCTTTTACACCGGGTAGGTTATCACTCTTATCTCCAACAATGGCTCTCGCAAGTGCGAAGTTTGATGGGTGAATCTTGTACTCTTCAATAATGTTGTTCTTGTTTAAAATCTGCTTTTGTGTTGGACGATAAAGAAGTGTAGAGTCATCTAAGAGTTGGAAGTAGTCTTTATCACTTGAGACAATAACTTTTTCCTTGCCCCTAAAACGAGCTACCAAAGCTCCAATAATGTCGTCTGCTTCTGAGTAGTCAATGTTAATCTGGCAAACTGGTAGTTGATTAAAATACTCAGCCAAACGAACCATCTGCCAAATTTTATTTTGAGCTTCTTGCTGCTCTGTTAGATTCTTAACAGCCCTGTTTAATCTAATGGGCTTTCGCCCCTCCTTGTAGCCTTTGTTGACCTTTCTTCGTTTTGATGAACCCTCGCGACCATCCCAACAAATGTAGACTTGTGTTGGCTTAACCTCCCTACATAGCTTTTGTAAAATCTTTAGAGAGCCCTTGATTCCTCCAATTGGCTGGCCGTTAGAAGACAGTGAAGGATCAACGATGTAGGCTCTGTAGTACATGTTTAACATGTCTACGATCATAATTCTTTCCATAAAAAACCCCTGGTAGAAACTACATTCTACCAGGGGCTGGAGGCGAAGTCAAGTAGTTTTTATCTTCCTTGACCTCGATAGGGTTTCTTGTAGCCCTTTGATCGCTTGTTGTGGAACTTTTTACTAAAGGTTCCGTTGCCTTGATTTGTTTTCTTTTTTTGGCTCTTATGGTCTCCCTTCTTTTTACTCATCATTTACCTCCTTTTCCTCATAAAAATCGCTAGAGTTGCCAATCCTCTTGTCAAACTTCATAACCACTTCCTCTTCCAACAATTCCATAACTCTATTGCGAAACTTCTCATCTTCTAACTTAGTCATCCACTGCTTGCTTTGGAACTTGTCTGTAGATCCGTCTTCATAGTGAAGAGTAAACCAAGCACCAGCATTTGTTAGCTTCTCTGATGACTTAACTGCTTCAAACCAGCTTTCTCTATCCATAATCTTAACTTCTTCGCCTGCCCATAGAATCTTGAAAGCACATTGTCTTCCTTGAGTTCCAAAGCGGGACTTCTCAATCTTTGCCTTGACCTCTGTGCCAATTCTGAACCCCTTATCATCAAAGATAAAAGATGACTTGCCCTTACGAGCAGTTAGCCAAATCCTCAAAGAGTAAGAGTAGGCTAGAGCCTTACCGCCTGGGGTAAAGTAAGGTGTAGTAAGAGCTTCTGCTGTGTTTCTAGTAATGTTTGTCTTCAACTGATTTAGAATTAGTAGAGTTGACTTTGTGTTTGCTATCGGTTGAATCAACTTCGCCATTCCTTTTGATAGGATACGAGGCTTCACAGCCATTGTTGATAGCGGGTTAAAGTCTGACTCAATGTCTGAAACAGATGGTGTTAGAGCCATAGAATCCCAAATGAATAGCATTTGGCTATCATTGTTCGCAAGTAGGCTCTCAATTGTTTCTAACACAAACTCTACTGAACTAGCTTGAACATAAAGCAATCTCTCAATGTCGCAGCCAGCATTAGCTAAAAACTCTGGGTCAATAGAGTTTTCTGAATCAAAATAGATAACATCAATGCCCATTCGTTGAGCATTACCAGCGATTTGTGCTGCCATGTAAGATTTACCAGTTGCTTCTAGACCAGCAATCTCACTTACCTTTCCTACAGGAATACCACCCCAATCTCCTCGTTTGATAATCCCATCAAGCCATTTACATCCCGTAGGGATAAACTGGTTTACTTCTGTTGGGTTGTCCTCCGATAGAGAGAAGGCAACATTAGTTCCTGCTTTTTTATTAATTAATTTTTTCATGTCGGCTAAGTTTAACCGACCAGTTGCTGCTTTCGCCATTTTTTCTCCATAATAACGGAGGGGGAGCTTTCGCTCCCCCTGCCAAACAATTAACTAGCGAGTAGATCCTTGAAGGCATCATCTACAGATGAGCCATTGGACTTGTCTGTAACAACAACTCCATCGGAGCTATCGCCGTCCTCACCGAGTAGGAACTTATCTAGAATAGCTGAAACATCTTCCTTTGACTTAACCTCAAAGAGCTTATCAAAATCAGGCTCACTATCTAGGAACTCACTCATCTGGTCGGAATCACCGGACAATGCTGAAGTCTTACGACGAGCAGTGATGTTAGTTGATGGGAACATAGCACCTGGAGCCTTACCATAAGTTAGAACCAAGTCAGTTCCGTTATGTGGATCGGTGATGTCACCGTAATCTGGATTTAGGACTAGTTGTAGCAAGTTCTCGTAAACAGTCTTGCTGTAACCCCAAACCTTAACACCTTCGG